TATCGTTGAAAACGGAACAGCGGTACTGCATCACCGGAATGGTGGTTCAAAATCGCCCGGAATACTCAATTGCGTTTTGATACAATAAACATAGCGTCCTCCTTTAAATTTTATCCACATACAGAATCGTCTGATCATAGAACACTTCTATCTCAGACACGTTTCCTGCATAAGCCGTATCATAACAGAACTGCTGGGTGTTGGGCGTTGTCATAGCCCTGGTCAGCGGCGCCAGCTCATCCATTGCAAGATAACGCTCCTTGTTGCAGTAGACCACCATCCGGTCAGAGGAACCGTCTGCCGCAGCTCCTTTACACCATGCAGTCGCGCCGATAAATAGATCTGATCCGTTCTGCTTAGCTACGTTGTTCTCCAGAAGGAAGGCAAGAATCGTCTTTTCTGCCAGCTCCGTTACCTTCGTAGTAGCCAGATAATTGTACTGCTCATACGGCATGATAATGTGGTTTGGAATTGCATCCAGGTCATACTCAGCAGCAGCCCAGGCAGTCAGAATCGCTGCATTAATATCGGCTAGGATCTGATCCGGAGTTTTATCAGCAAATTTTGTGCTGCTTCCTGTTCCGGATGCAGAGGCGTCTGTAATCACCACGTCTGGGTTATTTACAAGGCCGGTTGTCTCGTAGGTCTTAAAACCTACATAGGTGTTCTCATCCATGTGCTTATCATAGGCCATTCGAAGCCCGTCTCTGAGCAGGGCGTCCATATTCCTTCCGGTCATGTTTCCGCGCTGCATATCAATCCACTGCACGCGGGTTCCTGCGGCAATCATATGGGCTTTATAAAGTCCCTTGGAAAAATCTGCCTGTACCATCGGAATACCGTTTGCAGAAGCTCCTGTGATAAGGCCCTCTCCTGAACCTCCGGTTACCCCATAGCCTACCTGCATGGCAGACACGGTCTCAGCCCATCCTCCCCCGACGCGGACCGGAATGTCTCTGCTGTATGTAAAGCTGGTAAGCGGAGTGCGTACCAGCATATCTCTCTTTTCCAGCTCAGACGTTAAAAAAGCCTGCCCAGATGCAATTCCTGCTGCATCCATTGCAAAGGCTTTTACCTGGCCGCTGGAGGCCATGCCTAAATTCGCTGTTCCTACGTTTTTAAATGCCATATCTTACCTCCTACGCATTGGCTCTCGTTAAAATGATCAATTCCGCTACGCCGTTTCCATCTGCCTGGCCGCCCCACTGGCAGTTCCCCAGCATAGTAGTCTTTCCATCGTCGTTTTCAGCCTCAAATCCTCCAATCACACAGTTTGGATAGGATTCATTGACTGCAGTCCGGATATACACGGCTCCGCCCAGAGACGGCGTGCTCCTCTGGCAGATGACGTTGACCGATCCGCGCATCAGCACAGGGACTGCGTCGCCGGGCAGATAAGAACCCTCGTTCTGGTTCCGGTAATCCCACGCGCTTTTCACTTCACGGACTGCCACGCCCACAAAGCTGTTCTTCGCGCCTGCAGTTCCCATCACTACCACGCAGCCGTCATTGTCATAGGCCACTCCCAAGCCGAACGGAATGGCTTCCTTTCCTCCTGCTGGCCGTGTATTGACTACCGAATCTGGCTGGCGAGAATAACTGCCGGCATATCCATGCGTCATTGTCTTTCCAATTACCTGTCCCTTCATCTATCTGCTCTCCTTTCCGTAATTAGGGTTGTGTGGATTCAAACGGTCATAGGCAGCCTGAATCTGGTCCAGATCCATTGCAGGATGGCTGTCCGCCGCCTTCTGCGCGTTTTTCTGAGCCGCACCGAGAATCTTAGAAAGATCACTCTCCTGATTCTGCGCTGTCACGCAGCGAAGCAGTGCGTCTGATACAGCCATTCTCTGCTTTTCGTCCTGAATCGCCGCCACTGCCGGACGCATCGTTTTCAGAATCCCTGCTGCCAGAGCCTTATCCAGACTGCAAGCGCCTCCGTCTGCCCCCTCTGCAGGCACTACGCGGGCTTCTGTACCGGTTTCTCCTCCTGGTTCTGTTTCTCCTTCTGTCAGCTTTTCAAGCGCCTCGTCAAAGGGATCCTTTCCCTCCTCCTGCTTTTCAGCAGCCTTTTTTTCTTCCATTCTGGCAAGAACCTTTTCTGCGATGTTGTCAATGAGTGACTCATCCATACCTTCTGACGGAGGATCCTGTTTTTCTTCCCCAGACGTTCCTTCCGCTGGCTTAGAGCCTTCCTCGTCCAGGGCGTCGGCTGTGTCCATAGCCAGCTTTGCAATCTCCTCAGCAGTCTTATCCTTGGCCGCAAGCCCAAACAACTGTAAAAACGTGTGTTTCATACTTCTCTCTTTCATTTCTGGCGTGAACGCCGATGTTTGTATTGAATCTAAAATGGCAGCCCGTTTCCCGGCTCTGCCCCGTTCAACGACTGCCACATGATTCCCTCTGATATTCTTCTGGCTGTAAGTGCCGTCTCCATTGTCGACATAATCGCACTCATAACCACAGCTGATCTCCCTCTTTCCATTCTGAATGGCTTCAATCAGCTCCCTGTCATGGATATGTAAATCCGCCACTATATAATCTGCCCAATCTCCTACCCCTCTCCGGATGTTTTGGGCATGGCCTTTTTCATATAGGCCCACATCGTCCGGTCCTATCAAGTCAGGCGGGTGGTCGTTTGTCGCCGGTTTCCCCTCAAAGGACGCAAGAGCAGCAGAGGAAAATACCTCCTCCGGTTCCCGCCTTACGGTGATAATCTTATCTGCATCCTGGCCTGTCAGCCCAATCTCCCGCCCCATGTATTCCTGCGTCCCAGTTCGAGCAATCGGGACATTTCTGCAAATTAAAAAGCCCTCGCCAGTTTCTATCTGGTTAGGGCTTATGGTGTAACCATAGTATGATATCATTACATTTTACCTCTTACAATCCAGGAATCGACTCCGTGAACTACCCATTGTCTAAAATCAATGAGCTTCCTGCTTCATCGTTCTCGTAACCTACTATCTCCACAGGCGTTGATTCTAACGGTTTAACAACGGGCACTTGATCCCGCTATAACTTTCTCAATGTCATCAATGGTCACACTGATCGTTTCCCAGTCTTTTGGAGAGTTTCCAACGTCAACAATAAATTCCCTATTTTCAAAGGCTTCCACGACAGCCGCTTCCCTGCCGTCCTTTAACAAGACTGTATCATATTGCTTTATTTTCATCTTCCTGCCACTTTTACACTACTGCCCGTAATGTTTTTTTTCATACTCCTTCTCTTGTATTTTTGTTCCTAATAGCCGTGTCAACCACTGCTAACCATTCCATTCGTCCATTCCTCCGTTTAGGTCGCTATATGGACAAGCGCTGCAAATCTTTCGAGCGTACTCTATATCTTTTACTTCTGACAATTCCTTAGTAGAGGATATCTTGAACTCACCTGAAAGGCAGCACAGAGAATCATAACACAAATCTGACGATATGACCTTACGATATACCGGGCAAAAATGATCTGCCTCATAATCAAGATTAGAGCCCATATTTTTTTAATACCTCCATTATTTTATCTGCTTCAGCACCATAATCCTCTTTTTTCCATGCCGTTTTATAAATCCAATCATTTCCATTTTTTGTAACAACCACCATACCTTTTTTACTTACAAAACGCTGACGCTTCCCATTCCACTGGACAAACATACATTTCGCATCAGCCATATAGCTACGCATATTATCATCTGTTATTCCTCGTTCTAACATTCTCCTCATAACATGATAAGGATCATGTTTTCCCTCCGGAAGTATAAAAGCCTGCTTTAAGACTGGAGGAAGCGGGACTCCAACTTTTATCCCTGATTTCTTCAGTTCTAATTCTACATCATAATATCGTTTGTCACTTGTTGGGTATTTATCCAGATACTTTTTTAGTCCCTGTATATACTCCCACTTTTCAATATTATTATACTTCATCTCCCGGAACTTTTCAAAATCTTTCGGCACATCGCTCCCCAGAACCGTCTGGTACTCCTTATGCTGCTTCATGTCCCTTAAGAGCCTTTGCCGATTCCGCTCCTTTTCCTGATAAGCCGCAATCTGTTTTTTTGTACGCGGGTCACGGTTCAGCGGGTTCTTCTTCGGATCCGAAAAATCCTTATCCCGCTGGATCTGTTTCTCCGATTTCCCGATAGTGGTATATTTTATTAAGCTATGTAGACAATTATGTGTCACTATGTTATTATATACATAATAATGAGGCTTAGTCTCTAAGTTGTAAACATATCCATTATAGAAAGAGGTTTCTTTATGCGTAAGCTCACTTATGACCAGACAATTATCACTAAAGAGGCTTTGGAGTCTCTTAATAAGCAAGGGCTCAGTTGGAATAAAATCGCCGAATATTTCGGGGTTTCCTACCAAACTATCCGCACAGCGAGAATTGACTACGGTCTTTATTCTCCTAAAGTATCCAAGCGTTTTACGGATGTTTCCCCAGCTTTTCTTGAATCCCACCGAGAGCAGTTTGAGCATTTTCTTGAGCTTCACAATCAAGGAATGACTTACTCTCAAATCGCTAAAATTTGCGGATGCTCCATGTCTCAGGTTGGAAAGCTTTTTACCATTTATGGCTATAGCTTTGATACGGCTTACAAAACCAAAGCCGCGCATGAAGCTGTAAAGGGAATGAAACGTACTTACGATGACCTTTGCCGACGTGCTATTGGCAAAGAGCAAAAGCCACCTAAAATGAGTAGATGGGAAGCCATGTTCAGTGAGTGGCTTTCCTCCAATAATATCTCGTTCACCTACTCCAAAGCTTGCGGGAAATACAATATCGACTTTGCGATTGGCGATTCCGTCGCCGTGGAACTGTACGGAGGAGCCTTTCACTCTAACGGCAGAGCTGTCGCGAGACTGAATGAGAGAATGAAATATCTCCTCGATTCCGGTTGGAATGTATACATTATTTGGTGCCTTTCCAAGGAAAGCTGCATATTCAGCAGTTGCCTCGATGATTTTATCACCTTCCTTAAGAGAAGCCGCAGCGACAAATCCTTTCGTGGTCAATATAGGGTGATTTGGAGTGACGGTGATTTCATTTCCGCTGGCAGTTTTGAGACCGATTACGTCTCCCGTGTAATACCTCCTGCTCGCAGACACGAGGCTCTCGCAAAGTATAGAACCTCCCGGAACTAAACAGTTCGGATGGATATTCAGGTATGTATTCGTCAGCTCTTCCGGACCATCCGGATCCACCTTTCCAAACGCCAGGGACAACGGCGGATAGTCTGGATTAGTTCCGCTCTTTGAGTATACCCGGCCTTCCAGCGGAGCGCATACCGGACAGGTACTCCCGATTTTTACAATCTGCCACAAATCGTAATCATCGGCAGTCAGTACAGCCGCCACCTCCGCCTGCCTGGCTGTGGTACGCGTGGCCATATTACAGTAATTAGACAGCGTCCATTTTCTTCCTGCCTTATCTACGAAACCAGTGAGACCCTGATTTCTAAGCTCTGCCGCCATCTTTGCACTGGTCTGCTTCCATCCGATTCCTAACGCCTCCTGGGCTGCCGTCTGGGTCAGAGCTGCTTTTCTATACGGGTCAGCCTCCAATCTTGCAATCATAAAAAACTCCTGCGCCGTTTGATAAGCTGTCTCTGATGCCTCCAGAATCTCCCCCAGAAGATTGTTAGAGAGCTGCTGCACCACTGCTGTCTGCGATGCTGTGAGAGCCCTGGCATTGGCATATCCGGCGGCATGCTTATCAGAATGGTAAAAAATCTTTTCTATCATCTGCGGCACATAGCTCCAGGATTCATCTACCATTGTCTGTAGAATCCTCTGAACCCGTTCCAGAGCCGCGACTTCTGCATAGTCTACATACCCTGCCGCCCGCTTACGGGTGATCTCATCAATAATCTGCCGCTCTGTCCTCAAGAAAAGAGTCCGCAAAAACAAAGTCAGGTCTTTCGCTTTCGGTGGCCGGATTGCCCGAATCTGTACCATACTTTACCATTCCTCCCCGCCAGTCTCCCCTGCCAATCCCCCCGCCATTTCCAGACCGGCCATCGGGTCCGTCATCAGCCTGCTTTTCGTGTAAGTCTGCCCCCTGGCCGCTTCAATGGTTTCATCGGAGATTCGACTGAAAATTCCTGTTTTCTCTCCCATCGCCTGAAGCTCCTGCTGGGCAGTGGCGGCGTCAATCAGGTCATTCTGGTATGCAGCCAGGATAGAATTTGTGTTCCGCTCCGTAATTTCGGCCTGTTCCTTTGCATCAGCTGTCTGCATCGGCGGAAAATCAATCTCCAGGTCATCCGGAACTTCTCCCCAGGCAGATAGAGCCATCACTGGAAGAAGGCGCTCAATCACAGGCCTCAGCTCGTTCTCCCGCAGGCCATCGATGTAATCGTAATAATTCTGCATGTCACTTTCCCCAGTGGAATTAAGGCCTGCCGGCGAACGCCCAAACAGCTTCGTTACCGGGATCCGGGCAGCTCCAGCCACATCCATCATCACCCGGTCATAAACCTCTGGAAGCCCTGTAAACGTATACTGGGTATTGTGAATCGCATCCCCCTTGTTAATGATTCTCGTGCCAAAATTGCTCTCCATCATAGCCTGGGCGGCCATCACATTCCAGAAACGGCGCTGCATCTCCGCGTTAGCCGTTCCAAGCAGTTGATCAAGCCCTTCCGCTTCCATGTAATTCACATTAGCACGAAAGGTCAGTGCTGCAATATTGGAAGCTACGTTGTCCCGGCGTGCCACCTCATTATAAATGGCTTCAATCTCCGACTCTCCCCAGTAAAGCTCCGTTACCTGCTCCATCCAGGGAAGCTCCCGGCCAATAAACCGAACAATGCGGCTGTGATGCACTCTTGCCACCATGTACCCAGTCGTATCGTCTCGGATAGTATAAAAGGCCGGCAGTCCATAATCAGAGTCCGACGGATCCTGCACCAGATCCCCCTCCGGATAAACACCAGACCAGCGATCCAGAATCTGCAGTCCCAGGAAGCTGCCCGGCATAACCAGGTCGAGATCCAGAGGCTCACTCATATTCTCCTGCCCTTTGATTAACAGCACCCCCACAGCTCCACCGTACAATCGGCCCCAGTACATACCCAAGAGCAATTTCTTTCTCAACTGTGTTTTGCGTTCCAGCTTCGTCAGCTGGTCTAACTGTTTTGGAGTAATGCTGCTTTTAACCTGATACCATTTTCGGATCATATCGTTTGGAACCGTTGCCACGATGTTTTGAATGATCCAGTTATCCCGGTACATACTGGTAAGAAGCTCATAATTCTGCGTCAGCCGGGTCATGGGATAGGATGTGCCGTTCATCAGGTCCATCGTTCCCCATCCAATCCGGGCAGCAGGATTAGAAAAGGCGTCCATCGTAACGACAGGCGCCTGTGTATTTATATTCTGTTTTTCTGCCCGCTTCGGGGTTCGTCTTTTTCTTGCCATGTCATGCTCCTATTCTCCATTTCGGCAGGGCGTTGATTCGGTAACGAAGAGCGTCCGGTCCATGATCCTGCTGCTTGACCGGTCTTTCCTCTCCCCGTTCCGCAGCCTTCTCGTCCCACACATAGGACTGGTTCTCAGCAATCAGGCCTTTGCACTGATTCCTGTTTATCTTAACCGCCCCGCGGGCGTACATCGTAGACAGTTTTCGGATCCCATCCAGAACCTCATTATCCGCCGGCTTTACCACCCACCCCCGCGAACGCAGTTCCTGAATGAACGAAGCTGCCGACGGATCCACAATGATCGGACATTGGTCTTCTGGCCTGTTGCCCATAAACTCTGCCATATCGTCCGCATACTGCTTGTCCGTTTTCTGGGAAGCCCCCGAACGCTGCGCCTCCTCTGAACGGCTGTCCCAGCGGTACTCCCGTTCCACCCAGATAGTCTGGCCATCGTCATAAGTATCCAGAAACACGCAGGGATTCGTGGTTCCATAGTCCACAGCAATCACACGGGACGACAAATGCCTGGTCTTTTCACTCATTTCATCATATAAATTCTCATCCGTAAAGGCAGTGTAAATCAGTCCTTCCGCCACTCTCCACAATCCTTTAATGTAGCGCAGGAAGAATACACCCACATACCGGTTCCTGTACTTTTCTTTCGTTTTCTCCGACAGGCTTAGGTTATCGTCCATTGTGAAGTGCAGGTATAAAAGTCTTTTCTTCTGCAGTTCATCAATCCATCGAACCTTAAACCAATGAAGGGGTGCTCCTGGATTGCAGTTAAACCACAGCTTTGCCCCTTCCACTGAACATCGCCCAGTGGCCTGATTCACAAAACTTTCCGGCATTAATGCCACCTCATCGAAGAATGCGCCGGCAGCTGTTACACCCTGTACCAGGTCCTGAGAGGCCTCATCCTTTCCTCCGAATATGTAGAAGTAGTTGGTTCTGCCTTTACGGGACACTTCCAGCATGTTCGGGGTTTCCCCCGACAGATGGTGAATACAGTGATAACCCCGGCTTCTAAGCATCGTCATAAGTCCCATAAGTACATTTCTGCGGAAGGATGTGATAGTCTTTCCGGCCATAATAAACTGCTGGCCGTTATAGCTAGTCATTGCCCACATCACAAACGACAGGGACATGGATACCGTTTTTCCGGAACGGATCGCCCCGTCTGCAATGATGCCGTCATAGTCTTTCACAGGGCTCTTATCCGTCCACCAGTTGAGCACCATGCGCTGCTTTCTCGAAAAAGGCTGGAACTTAAATACCGGACGTTTCTTCATGTTCCGTTCCCCCTGCCATCTCTTCCCAATCACTGGCAGCAGAACCTTTCAGCGCTTCCAGGAAACCATCATCCGGAAGCTCCTCTTCCTCAGCTCCGCCTGCTTTTAACTTCATCAAGGAAATTTTGGCTCTCTGTTCCTCCGTTACAAGATCCATATGAGCTGCCAGCCACTCCAGGGCCTTCATGCGGTCTGCCAGTTTTACACTGGCTCCGTTTTTTCCCTGTTTCACTTCAGAAATCAGGGAACCGTCCACCTCTGAGGAATCCCGGAACCGGATGGTATTAATCTCCTGCATCAGAGGCACTTTTTCACCTGTATCTGGATCCTTTACCTCTACCGGCCCGAACGCTCCCATAACCGGAACTTTTTCCCGTCCGAACTCCACGAAGTCCGTAATATCCGCAAAGGCAATGTCCATGTACTTCTGGAAGATATCGTGTTCATCCAGCATTTCCCGGTTCAGGCGGTTCTGCTTCAGGCGGGAAATCTCGTCTCTGATACAAGGATTTACAAGGAGCCTGTACCCTTCAGAATTGGCCACTTCATAACTACATCCATATGCTTTCCTGTATGCTTTCGTAGCATTAAAGCACTGAGTGTACAGAACACAAAAAAGCCGCTGCTTATCGGTAAGGTCAGGATTACTTAACACCTGCTCTACCGCCTCGGCAGCAGCTTCTCTATTCTTTTCTTTTTTATTCCGTTCTTTTTGCGAACGCTCGTTATTTTTATCCGAACGCTCGCTATCCCATTCATAGATACTTTTCCAACGGCGAACCGTTCCAGGAGGGAGTTCCAGCTGTCTGGCAATCTCAATCAGCTTTTCTCCATTCTGATACATGGCCCATGCCTGTTCGATTCTTTTGTCTGGCGCTCTGGCCATGTTCGCTCACCTCACAATCATAACAAATTATCAAACAGGAAAAGAGCGCCCTCTCAGGCGCACTCTCCATCCATTACTGATTTTCTTCCACGTATAACTGCATTAACTCTGTCAGCTTAATACCTATGCTGACTCCTTGCTTTCGGCAGACAGCGGCGAATTCTTTCGCTGTCTCTTCTTTCACTTTATAACTTTTTGATACCATTCCCGCTTTGGCGTCCCATTTATCTTGGGGCCTATTTTTCTTCTCTTCCATGTCTGATCCTCCACATCTGAAGTACAATCTTCATGCCATAGTAAGCAGCCCTTGCAAATAAAACAGAGCCAACAAATACCTAATTGCTAAAAATATTTCTCCACTACATTTTTCTCTTATATGTATAATAGTTATTGCATCTTAAATTGTAGCAAATAAAACTTGTTTCTCTTATAAGCATATATGTCTATTTATTTCCACTATAATAATTATGCAAATATGTTTTTAACTCCTTTTTTTCAATAAGTCTTGACTTATCAATCATCTCATCCAAATATTCTAACATTTGATTTCTATCTATATGTTTTTCTTCTAAAATAATTGATAGTAAAAAATCTATTCTTACTTCATTTGCCAGATCCATTCGCGTTTTTTCAATATGTAAAAGTTTATAGCACTTATTTTTTATTTCAAAAAATCTAATACAATTTCCAATAAGTGCTAATATATAAAATATATTAAAAA